GTGCTGGGACGACTGGGCAACGCAATAAAAGATTGGTATGGCTTAATCAAGGTAACATGAGACACTGGAGAATCCAACGGTTTAATGGTACCAGTGATGCACATTTAGCAGTTGTACGCCTTGAAGCCAGAGTTGAGCCTTTAGGAGTTTAAAATGGCTGAAAATGATCCGCGCCCGTTAACAAGGGCAGAACTTGCAAAATTTTTGCCTAATCAACGTGCAATACGTGCTTTTGAGAAACTTTTCGATCTGATCCCGCCAGACTTAATCGAACTTTTCTCTCAGGTTGAAGCCGCATCATTAGATGCCGGCATTTCCCACTCAAAATCAAATGAAGCTTTAGCACAACTTGCAAGAATTGCAACCGCGTTAGAAGTACTTACGACTGCGCCGCCCCGTCAAAAAGATACGTTTTTAATTGGTGATTATATTGATCTGCCATTTCAAGGACCGCACATTCAAAAAGAACGCCGCGTACAGTGGAATGATGATGATGGTACTTTAGACGTCGGGTTATACGGCGGGTCGGTTTTACAGGTTGGTCAGGAGATAATGTACTACGCGAAGAACGCGGACGGTAGTAATCTTAGTAATGGAACTCCAGTTATGTTTAGCGGCACTGTGGGAGCCAGTAGTAAACTTACATTTGAGAAAGCTGTAGCAGATGGTACATACCCATCAGATTACATGATGGGCGTTATAACACAAGACATTGATAACAATGCTTTTGGCTATGTCACTTCATTTGGTGTTGTACGAGGGTTAAGGACTGACGGCGTACCTTATAGCGAAACTTGGAATGATGGTGATTTGTTATACTTCGATCCTGCTACTGCCGGAACTTGGACTAATATACAGCCGTCAGCTCCAAATCTTAAAGTGCCTGTCGCCGTTGTATTAAATGCTACTTCAGGGAATTCAGGGTCTATATTTGTTCGCATGACGCATAATGAGCAGATCGGCCATCTGCAAGACGTTGAAATCGCATCTGTAGCTGACGGCGATTTGTTGCAGTACAGCTCAGCCAATTCACGCTGGGAAAATGTTGCAGGAGCTTCTGGGTCATTTACCACAACTGATGGTAAAACTGTAACTGTTACCAATGGCATCATAACGAATATTGTTTAGGAGAATAAACGATGACTGTCGCAATTCAAAATATCATCCCGGCCAAACAGGCTGAAAATGCGCAAACTGCGCAATATACTTCTGACGGTGCTAAAACCATCATAGATAAGTTTACTGCAACTAATACCAGTGCTAGCAATGCTGATTTAAGTGTCAATCTAGTCCCGAGTAGTGGTTCTGCAAGTAGCGCGAATCTTGTGGTTCAGACACGTACTTTAGCGCCTGGTGAGACATATACCTGCCCAGAACTTGTGGGACAGGTATTGGAAGACGGGGGATTTATCTCCACATTGGCAAGCGTTGCGTCGGCTATCACTATTAGAGCTTCTGGCCGCATCGTAACTTAGTAGTTTACACGAGCTGTGAAGCGTGCTAGGATACCAGTAATTGTGGTAATTCCACAGTAGCTGAGCCCATTGAACTAGAGCAGCCAGCAGCTCACAACCACCTCTGGAAGGAGAGATTGAGATGCTGGCTACAGCCCAAACCACAGAACTATCCCACCCCGAGAAGCTGGAACTTCTTGAAGACCACATGCTCGAACTTCCACAAGTCGAGTGCCCGGTCATCCACCATTTCGGCCCTGGAATTTACATCCGCGAAGTCCATCTTCCTGCAGGCATCTTTGCCGTTGGTCATGCCCAGCGATTTGAACATCTAAATATCATGCTCCAAGGCGTTGTGGCGATGGTTGGCGATGATGGGCAACTTAAAATAGTTCGCGCGCCAACTATCTTTACTGGTCGACCTGGTCGTAAATTTGGTTACGTACTGGAAGACGTTATCTGGCAAAATGTCTATGCTACTGACGAAACCGACATAGAGACTCTTGAGGCTACCTATCTGGATAAAAGTGCGACGTGGCAAGAGCATGATAGAGGATTGTCAGATTTGCGCACCGCTCTCCATTTTGAAGACCGCCAGGATTTTGAGTTATTGTTGAAGCAGTCTGGCTTTACAGCTGACCAAGTGCGTGCGCAATCAGAAAACTCATCCGACCAAATTTCTATGCCTGTCGGATACGCTCCTAAGATCACAGTTCGCGAGTCTTACATCGAGGGCAAAGGTATCTTTCTTTCCGCTCCTGCTAATGAGGGAGAAGTCATCGGGCCAGCAAGACTTGCCGGAATGCGTACACCATTAGGCCGCTATACGAATCATGCGAAACAACCCAATGCAAAATTTGAGCCCATGGATAACGGTGATATTTACCTCGTTGCATTACGCCGAATCAGTGGTTGTATTGCTGGAGAGCAAGGCGAAGAAGTTACTGTAGATTACCGCCAGGCATTATCACTGTCTGGTATTAAAGTTGGAGAACATTGATATGAGTGGAATTGCAACAGCCGTAATTGGTGGAGCAGTTCTCGGCGCTTATGCGACAAGTTCTGCCGCTGATAAAGCAGCTTCAGCGCAGGTAGAATCAAGTGAGGCAGGCATTGCTGAACAGCGCCGCCAGTTTGACGCTGTTCAGGAGTTGCTGAAACCTTATGTTGAAGCTGGAACTGGCGCAGTTGCCGGCCAACAAGATCTACTTGGTTTAAACGGGCCGGAAGCACAAGCTGCTGCTATCGAGGCTTTAAAGTCTTCACCACAGTACGAGACGTTAATCCAACAAGGTGAAGAGGCGCTATTGCAAAATGCTTCAGCCACTGGTGGATTGCGTGGTGGAAATTTACAAGGTGCTCTTGCCCAGTATCGCCCGCAGATTTTAAGTCAGTTAATTGAGTCGCAATACAGCAAACTTGGCCAAGTTGCTGGTCTTGGGCAAGCATCCGCCGCCGGCCAAGCAGCAGCTGCACAACAAACTGGATCGAGTATTGCGAACCTTCTTGCCCAGCAAGGCCAAGCTCAAGCAGGAGCTGCTCTTGCGCAAGGTCAAGCCATCAATCAAGTCACTGGTACAGCAAGCAATCTGGCCACACTGAAATTACTGGGAGCGTTCTAAGATGCCACAGCCTTATGACTATACGCTCGGCAACTTACCGAGCCCTACTGAGAATCTTATCAACTCTCTGGCACTTGCTAAAGGGTTTCAACAATTGAAGACCCAGAAGACTGACGCGGAAAAATCTGCGCAAGCTCAGGCACAACTGCAAGCAGATTTGAGCCAATTAGGAACCAATCCTACTCCAGCTGGTCTTGCTCAATTGATGGTCAAATACCCATCGATGAGTGAGCAGTTCAAGCGCACATACGACGTGCTCAGCGCTGAGCAGCAGCGGTCTCGAGTTAACCAAGCTTCTCAAGTTTATGCTGCATTAGAAGCGGGGCACCCTGATATGGCGCAACGAATTTTGAAAGAGCAGGCTGTCGCATACCGCAACTCAGGTATGGAACGCGAGGCAAAGACTTTAGACGATCTTGCTGAAATGGTACGCCTTTCTCCTGAGACGGCGCGTACGTCAACAGGGCTTTTTCTTGCGTCAGCTATGGGCCCAGAAAAATTCACCGAAACTTTCACTCAACTTCAAGCTGAGCGTCGTGAAGCAGATCTGGCTCCAGAACGGTTGACAGAAGCTCAAGCTAAGGCGCGCCAAGCAGCGGTCAAAGCAGATTTTGCCGAGTCTGAAGCTGTCATGGATTTACAGAAAAAAGGGTGGGATATTTACAAAATTCAAGAGGACGTCAAGATTGCCAGGGAAAATTCCCGTATAGCGGCACTTAAAGCGCAAATAGACCGCGAGCAAAATGACCTTAAACGCCAAGAACTTCAAACAAAACTTGCTGAAGCTCAACGCAAACAAGATCAGAAAGTTCGCGAGCAAGTAGCTACTGTAGAATCTGGTCGGACCAACATCGACAACATGCTGAATAACATCGATGGTATTCTCCAAACCCCGTCTGGTACTTTGGATGACGCGCTTGGTGCGTGGGATGGCAGTTGGGTAGGCGGCCTCATTGATACGTTCGACCAGGATGTTCAAGACTTTGTTGCCCGGCTTGAAAATTTGGACGCACAAGCATTTCTCGCTCAAGTTCCTCAAATGAAAGGTCTTGGTGCCTTATCTGAGAACGAGGGTAAAAAACTTTCTGGAGCGTTACAAAGTTTTAGCCGTAAACAGTCTAAAGAACAGTTCATTGCCAATGCCAAAGAAGCTCAACGTATTATGCTTAAGGCGCGTAAAACCTTAGCTCAGAAATATGGAGTGCCGGAAACCATCCCTGACACTCCTGCCGTTGAGTCAACTCCAGAAGACATCGAAGCATTACTACAAAAATACGGCGGAGGTCAGTAATGGCAACACTCCAACAATTGGAAACCGCTCTTGTTAATGCCCATAATGCAGGTGACTCAGAAGCAGCACGACGATTGGCAAAGGTCATCAACCAAGAACGTAATCGTCGTGCAGCAGACCCTAGTATAGAATTATTTGAGCGACTTGGCCCAACTGACGTACCTGGAACTGTAGTTAAACCACCAGAACCTGACTTTGGTGAAAAAATTACGGGCGTAGGTGAAGCTGCTTTAACTGCGACAACTGGCGCAACGACTGGCACCATCGGCATGATCGGCGGTACCTTGAAGCAAATTGCCAACGAGATGCTTGCTGGCGAATTTGGTAGTTACGAGGCCGCTGACCGCATTGAGCAGGAAGCGATGAAAGGGATGCAGGCACTCACGTACGCTCCGAAAACTGAATCAGGCCAGGAGTACGTTGAAACAATTGGCGAAGTCGCTGCGCCGCTAGCCGCTATCACACCTATGACTGCTGAACTTCAAGCAATCAGCGCGTCAAGTCGAGCTGTAGCGCCAATTGCACGTGCTGCTACTGAGCAACGTGTTGTTAAGCCTATTGCCCAAGCAACCCGACAAGCTACTGAACGCGCTAAACAATTGGTTCCACAACAATTGAAGCCTAAAGCAACGCCCGGCACTGGAACTTCAGCAGGTGCTCAAGCTGTCGATAAAGGCGTATTGCGCCAAGCTCAAGCTGAAGGTTTGCCGGTACCCATTAAGTTAACTGAAGGTCAAAAGACGCGGGCATTCGAGCAGCAGCGGTTTGAGCGAGAAACTGCCAAGCTTCCAGAGCAAGGTGTTAAACTTAGGGCGCGGTTTGAAGAACAGAACTTGAAGCTCCAGCAGAATCTAGACAAGTTCATAGATGCCACCGGGTCTGAACTGACAGACCTTAGGGGCATAGGTGAGATTGTTGACAAAGCTTTGCGCGATCGCGCCGCTAAAGATAAGGTTAAGATTCGCACACTCTATAAAGAAGCCGAAAAAGCCGGCGAGATGGAAACGTCGGTTGATGTCGCTCCACTGCTCAAATCAATCAATGACTTAGAATCCGTGGAGTCCACAGCTCCGGTAGTGTCCGCCGCTAAGGCGGAGCTGCTCCGACTAGGTATTGCATCCAAGGACGCTGACGGACGCCTTATAATGAAGCGCGCGCCTGCTCAACGCGGAGAAACTTTAAAATACTTGACACAAGACGATATTGAGACGCTTAAAGATACGAGTCGTAAAGATTTTTACGACTTCATCAAAAAAGTCGAGGACATTTTAGACGAAACGGACGACGACGAGATTGCGTGGGACATGATTGATGAATTATCATACGAATCTCAAATACGGCTGCCAGAGAGTTTTAAGATCGAAACTATGGTGGACACGAATACTGGGAAATTTGCTGGTTTGCGATTGAGCCCGGATACCGTACACAAGTTGAACGAGTGGTTTTCCGAAACGAGGAAGACTGCAATAAAAAATGAGCTCACTTCTATTCAAGATGAGATGCGACGCGAAGCTGCCCGGAACCGGAAAGAGTTTCCCGGCACTGCGCGTGTTGACGCTGAAGACTACGGAGGTCTCATCGGACTGGCCCCAGAGGCTGGATCCGCCTCCCTCAAGTCTATGGAGCAGTTGCGTAAGTTCATCAACAAAGTTGCCGGAAACGACCCCACTAATATCAAATTCGCGTCTGATATTAAGCGCGCTATTGATGATGCCACTGAGGGCCTTGGCGGTGATGCTTATAAGAGGGCTCGTGCTGCAAGAGCTAAATACGCTCAGGACTACGAGAACGTAGGCCTTGTTAAGCAACTCCTCAATACGAAGCGCGGAACTGATGATCGCGTTATTGCCATGGAAGATGTACTGCGCCGCTCAATCTTACAACCGTCAGCGTCACTCGACACTGTACGCCAACTCCGCCGCCTTCTTCAGACAGAAGGTGACTCTGGCAAGCAGGCGTGGAAAGAGCTACAGGGCGGTACTCTGCGACACATCCGTGACGAAGCGCTCAAGAGCGTGGCGACTGACCAGGCTGGCAATCGAATTGTGTCACCGGCTCAATTGGATCGCGTTATCAATCAGCTTGACAAGTCTGGTAAGCTTGACTTTATCTTCGGCAAGAAAGGTGCCGAGCAGTTGCGTGTTATCAACGACGTGGCTAAAGTCATTCTCACATCACCACCTGGTGCTGTGAACACGAGTAATACTGCTACCGTGCTTGCGGGTCTTATGGACGTTGCGTTAAGCGGTACTACTGGAATCCCTGCACCTGTCGCAACAAGTTTCAGCATGCTTACGAGCAGAATTAAAGATGCAAAACTCAAAGCTAAAATCAAACGTACGTTAGGAGATGACCAATGAATGTACAAGTAAAACCACCGTTTATCGTTCTTCCTGACGTTGACGGAAACCCTATTGACGCGGGGTCTGTTTACATCGGCGAAGCTGGGTTAGACCCCGAAGTTAATCCAATTTCAGTTTATTGGGACGACGCGCTTACTATTCCAGCAGCACAACCCATTGCAACGATAAATGGATTTCTGTCTCGTGCAGGCTCCCCCGCGAACGCATTCATCGCTACTGATTACTCCATCACCGTTCGTAACAAAAACGGTTCTCTAGTCTATACCTCGTTATCGAATCTCGTATCCATCCCCGCGTTTAATGTCGACGGCGTCATTTACGATGGTGGTGTTGTCGCCACCGCAAAAGCTGATATCCACGCTAAAATTGGTGATCGTATAGTTACGTCTGGATATGTTACGCCGGGAGATGGCGGAGGTAATGAATATGAATACGTTGCGGCTGCTACTGGTGTAGACGATGGCGGTAGTTATATTGACGCGCCAGGATCTGGATTGCAGTTGAAGGGGCTGTTCCCTGGCGGAATAGTAAGGGCCGAGCAATTCGGGGCTGTCTCAGAAACTTCTGACACATCGGTAGGGTTTAGTGCAGCCTTTGCCTATGCCTACGCACAAGGTATTAGTACTGTCCATTTCGTGGGCAAGCGTGGGGTGTCAAATACCATTCTTGCAAAAGTCAACGTAAGCCTGAAAGGGGATGGGCGTTACTCAGAGATTATTCCTTTAGGCGGAGCAACCTTCACCAACGGCTTCATCTTCTACATCAACACTGACAATGGAACTGATGTGCTGGAAGAATTCCCGATGAAAACTCCCGGTAAGTTCTCAGGCTTCCACGTCAACAACGCAGTCAATAGCGTTGCTGGTGTGCGAATGGCGTTATTCCACGGAGGATATCAGTTCAAGGATATTATGCTCACTGGCATGGCGCAGATGTTGTCGAAGATGGCATTCTATGCCGATTTTGTAACTATTGAGCACGTCCACTACCGACAACCCAGCGACCAGACAACCTACTACGCAATTGATATGCAGCCCGGCTTAGGTGATGGATTCTATATCAATAAAATTGACTTCCCTGAGTTCGGAGGCGGCGAAACGAAGGGTATCAGAACAGGGCAGTCCATCGGAGGTATTATTGAGAATGTGATGAATGGTATTCACTACATCGACAACACCAAGGCCGTGCAGTTTATCGGCGGCCACATTGAGGGCGGTAATATCACGGTCGACAGGTCGAGCGTAGACTTTTGGGGTATGGTAATTTACAACGAAGATGACGCGACACCTCCAGTCAAATTGGTTGATACGGGCGCAGATGTTACCGTGAGGCATTCTGTAGCGTTTCGTGATGTGCGTTTTCTTGTGTCGTCGGCACTCGGGGGTAATCCTGGTTCTGCCGACATATGGGTGCATCCTAAGTATAACGTAGACATAGAAAATTGCTACAGGTTGATAAATCAGTCAGGTGTTATCTCCAAGAGTTCACTTCATGGAATAATAGTTGCAGACTCTGCTGGGGTTGACATTGATGACTTCAATAATTACTCGCACATCCTAAGCCGAAAATGTTCAATTGTTTCAGAGGTGCCACAACACTCCACGAAAATTGACAATCGTAATGCAGGCGCTGTTGATGGTATAGCGGCAGCAAGCTCAACAACAAGCGCCTGGTCATTCAGTGGAGCCACAAATACCTATTACTATAAAGCGCAACTGCTTCTTGATCCTGTTAGATTGATAGGGAAAACGGGTGGGGTTGAGAAAAGTCTATCTCTCACTAACGGTGGTGACGCGCCAAATCTGTTATTATCTCTTGGTGGCTACACGCCAATGTGCATGGTTCGCCTATACCGTGGAACAGCGACCAACAGTTATGACAACTATGTTGACATCCCGATCATTCAGTGTCGGGTTTTGGTTGACGAAGGTAGTGAGGTAAATGGATTTCCCTGGATTGCTCGCGCTGCAGGAGCAGTGGACTCCATCAATGCGGGATTCGATGAGTCTTTTGCGTATTCAGCAGGAACCGCGATCTTTGAGATTGTCGGCGTCATCCCGACAGTTGGCACCTTCAAGCAAGGGGACCAACTAATTAAACTCAATGCAACGGTTGACGGAAACGGTATGTTAAACCGAGAGGTGAATAGAATTACCAGTGGATCGGGTCATGTTACAGGTACAGATTGGGTTCGCGGGTATATATCAACGGTGACTCCGGCGACATGATCAAGAAGAACAGTCTACCCCTTAAAAATGGACGTATGAATATGATCCACATAGATACATGGGTTCAGGAAGATTGCACCATTGGCAGATTAAGGTGCGGCGATTTCCACTGCTTCACTCTTGAGCTTCCGTGGGAGGATAACCGGCGGAATATCTCTTGTATCCCGGCCGGTCATTACGTGGGTAAAAAATACGATTCCCAAAAGCATGGTCATGTAATTCTACTGGAAGGTGTGCCGGATCGGTCTTACATCGAGATTCACGCTGGCAACTATACGCGGCAGATTCAGGGCTGCATTTTGGTGGGCGACGCTATTAAGTATCTGGATAGTGACTTTATCCCTGATGTGACTAATAGTCGCAATACATTGAATGATTTGCTATCCATACTACCTGATCAGTTCACCGTTACTGTGGAGCGCGTCTAATGAGTTGGGATAAAGTAGGTGGTTGGTTAAAGGACAATGGTAGTAGTCTATTGAAGTTGGCTGGCGCTGTTGCTACAGGTAATGCTCCAGCCGGTATTGCTGCTGTTGCATCTATGGTGACAGAAGCCACTGGTGAAACCAACCCCGCAAGAGCATTGACTGCGCTGCAAGGTGACCCGGTGATTATGGCCAAGCTGGAAGAGATTGCAAAGCGTGATGAAGCAGACATTCGACTGCACCACCGTGAAATGCACCGGGTGAATCTGGAAGACCAGCAGCAAGCACACAAGCAGCAGCAGGATACCATACGCAGCGGTGACACGGCGTCTGATACGTATGTCCGCCATACTAGGCCAGGCATGGCACGAAAATCGTGGACTGCTACCGTTGCATATTGTATTGGTTGTTTCGGCGTGGAAGCGATTACAGGCGTCGATCTTTTTAACACGTATTTGGCCGGGGTTCTTTCAGCTCCAGCCTGGGCGTATCTCGGGTTTAGAACAGCAGATAAATTTGCATTGAGAAATCAATAACATTAAGAGAGGTACAATGCACAACATACCGTCCGAGGTGGTGGCAGTCATTATGTCTTTTACCATATCCTTTCTTCGGCAATACTCAGAAAATAGTGAGAAAACCTTTATGGGGCGTTGTATCGATTCGGCACTATGTGGAGCATTGTCTTTTGCGACACACTTCGGCATTGTAGCGGCGGGCGGAGATCCTGGTTGGTCTGTCTTTGTGGGTGGGTCAATAGGTTATTTCGGCCCAGATGCTGTCAAGGCATTTGTCACTCGGTTTCTGAATTCTAAGATTAAGTAATTCTAAGCACATCGTCTTGCAGGAACCAATGCAGAACATGAAAAGAACCCTAGACCCTGACATGCCTACATCTTAAGGTCTAGGGTTGATTCCTGCGCGTTCTACGTCACGCATAATGTGGATAATGTATCCACGCCCGTCCTGATTTCAACCACAAACCCCGCGCTTCTTTGTGGGGATATTCGTCCACAAAAATAATTTGGTCGCAACTTGTGTTTAATAGTAATTTTACGCACGTAATGCACGGGCTGGCTGTTACCACACAGGTGTGGATTTCGTAGACATTTCGACACTGCAATAGCGCGTTCTGTTCTGCGTGAATAGCTTCACAAGCATCGAGCATTTGACCACTAGGTGCTGATGCTCCACGACACGCGTTCGGATAATGCGCAGTGGGGCTGAATGTCTCAACTGCTGTATCAGGATCTACATCGTTACAATGGGGTAGTCCGGCAGTGACACCGTTATACCCAGTGCTCAAAACCTGGAAGCGGTCGTTGAGTAACACGCACCCTACTTGCCGGCGACAGCAAGTAGAGCGTTGCGCGCAGACCTGGGCAAGCTGAACTGCCCAGGAAATTTTTGTCGGTCGCATAACTATGCCTCCCACCAACGAAGAAATGAGTCTCCTGCTTTAGTATCGCGAAGTTCTCTCAGATACCCCATCACCGTCTCCGGTTTTTCGCACAACAGCACTGGAACAGCAGAAACTACGCACGGAATTTCCTCGATGTGGTCTACGCACTCCTGAGCTTGTTCAAAATTCCGCGCGTATAGGTGAGATGATGCCGCAGTCAGAAACAACTCACCGGGAAGCAGAAAGGGTTTCTTCAAGTCATTACGATTCGGGTAATTCAAGTGCGCGCAAACTAAATGGCTGAGCATACTGAAGTTGAACACATCATACGGAATCCCAAGCCATACGTCTGAGGATCGCATGAAAACGTGACAATTTAACTTGCCATTGCGGATGTTGAAAAACACTGCTACAGTGCAGGGTACGTCTTTAGTTTGCGGCGGGCACTCGCGCCAAATAGTTAAACCTGCTTGGCGACTATCCGGGTCTTGAAGCAGTTTTCCAATGACGTAATCCATCTGAGCAACAATCTTAGGCCCGTATGCCCCAAAGAATGTCTCGCCATCATCACTAAATTGGCTGATATTCTTATTGTACGGGGCGATTGTACTTACACGGTTGTCCCCTGTCAGAATCCAGTATGCTTCTGCTGCCATGAACTGATAACTCAATCGGCGTTGCGGGATAGTCAGTATCGGACGGCGCATATCAACTTGGATAGTACGTTGAAGAATCTCCTTTGTAGGTTGTCCACGTGGAGCAACCTCATCGCCGCATGTAAGAATATCTTCAATTGCGTTTAGCCAAACACGATTAAAGTCAAGACTCATGATTTAACCTCCGTTGACGCGATATAGAAACCAGCGTAGTTGATAATGTCCAATGCAGTATCAGTAAGACCTTCGAAGTTTGCCGGTTTGCCATCCAACTCTTTCTGCACTAGCGAGTTAAAGCGTTGGGCTTTGGTATGGAGCATTTGTGCATAACTTACTGCACCAAATGGAAAGTATGCAGACCGATCTACTGAGTGCGGATCTTGATCTTTGCCGTGGTTATAATCTGCGCTCTTTCGAACGCAGAGTAAACCAGCTTTGGCCAATGCGCCAGGATGCCCACCACGACTTGCCAGTTCTGCAAGCAAGTCTTCAGTTGAAGCTTCCATCAAGACGGATGGTAGATGTAATTGTTTCGTCTTGCTCATAGGTCTAATTCTCCTTGTACTTTGGCCAGGTCCCAGTTCAGAATCTGTTTAAGGCGTGCTTCTGGACCTTCCCACCCGGCCGGTTTAATAACATCGAGAGCAGTGCCACGCTTTGATTCACCAGCATCTGAAGCACGCACCTTCGCCATGTTTGCATTATGAACTGCGCGCATGCCAGCATCCCATTGAGCAGGACTAATCCCCATGAAAAGTGCAGTACCATGGGCGACATACACCAAATCAAGAAGCGCATCAAATGCCTTGACCATATCATTTTCGTCAAGTGCTTCTTGAAGTTCGTTTAGCTCTTCTTCAAGAAATCCTAGACGGAAGGCTGTTGCTTCAGCATCAAGTTGGTTCTCTTCGCCTAGTGGCAGACCAAAGCGTTGGTGAAATTCATATACATTACCGATCATTAGAATGGCGCTCCTGATTTCTTAGCGCGGCGTGAAGTACGACGAGCTTTGGTTGATGTCTTAGGTTTACGGCAAACCCATAAGTTATTGCGTGAATGGTCTTGATACAACGGGCCGAAGATGTTGCTGATCGCATCATTGTCGAAGTATTCACGCAATGCGTCAGAAACTTCTTTGATTGCTTCTACTGAGCAACGGTCAGTTTCAGCTTTACCAATGTGCTTGATGTCCATGAAAGTACCGAAACGACGCTCAACGACAAAACCAACTTTTTCTGTCTCTTCTTGCAATTCGTCTGCATAGTACTCATGGATATGGTTCGCAGCGTGGCGCTTGCCGTCATAAACTGGTGTTGACATTAGCATTACGCCACCTGGCTTTAATGCGTCAAAACATGCGGCAAGTAATTTACGCCCAGCTTCAACTGGCATGTGTTCGATAACTTCGAAATGAACAGCAACATCAAACGGACCATGGGCTTCCATAATACGTTTGCGGGCACGCGGATTAGTGAAATCAGTTTCACCATAAAACTCAAGCCGTTGTGACTTTGATTCTTTGAGCTTGTTCAAATCAACGCCGACGTAATGGTTGACGTGAACAGCTGCGCCACGGGTTAAGATCTTGCTTAATGGCTTCTCTTCACCGCACCCTACTTCAAGGACATTATCCTTGGCCGTAATAAAGCGGCGCGCAAATGACCAACGGAAGAAGTGGGCAGAATAGTCACGATGTAAAGCGCGACCATGGCCGCTGATTTTAAGTTGCGTGGTATCGAATTGCTTGCTATCACGCTTTGACTCTCTTGAAATTGGCATGAGTGTTCTCCTACTTAGCCGCTGGTGGGTTCATACCCTTCTTGGTTAAATTGTTACGGTACCAGGTGACGTAACTTCGCTTCTTATCATCCAGTCCAAATGCTTCTTGCACTTGGGAAAAGATCTCGTCATCAGTCAACTTACCCTCCATAATAAGACCTTGGAACATTTGGGCTGCCGATGGATACTCAGTTGAAGTTGCCTTAACACGACGTTTCCGCGCAGGTTTTTCAATATGGGCAGTTTCAGTCTTTTTAACACGGCGCTTGCGCGCAGGTTTTTCAACGATTTCCTTCTTGGCAGGTTTAGCAGGTGCCGCTGCACGTTTTGATGTAGCCATTTTACGGTCCTCATCTGTGATTGAAATAAATTGCGATAGTTGATCAATTACCTCATCTGTCGCGCCAACTGCTAAGCAGTAATTCAGATATAGCTGTGCTGCCTTATCCATCGGGTAGTCAGGCATCAACTTATAACGTTGGTCAAATGATGCCTTTGTAGTTTCATGGACATGAAACCCATCAGAAATATCCAATGGGATAAATTTTACACATTCACCATCTTCCACTAGTAGACAAGTGCGGGCTTGATGGTCACGGTAGACCCCAACACTACTTACGACGGCGTTTCGTTGTCTTCTTGCCATGTCTGGCCTCCAGTTCTAATTGTTCAGCAATCATCGATAACTCAAGTAAACCTTGAATCCAAATACGTGATTCTTCAAGATTCGATGGGCCGGCAGTTTGCCAATGAAATTTCACTCGACCATCTTTGCCCAAAGTCACTAACCCGCGACGGCATTCACCAACATAGAATTGGTACCGAACTTCGTCATCAGTGCTTTCATTGCGGATGTTGATGTTTTCAATCTTGTCCATTGCACTCACCTTTATATGGTGGCCAACCTGGTCGTTGCTCAGGTGGCAGATGGTCATTCTCGTGCCATAACTCCACCATTTCGCAGTAGTGTTGTTGTTCAACTTGCCCATCATGGTAATCCATATTCGATGCTGCTGCCCAACCTAATACACAGGCAATAACGGCAACTAGAAACAACTCAGGACGATCATCACGTAATTTAGACATGTCTAGTCCTCGAACTTATGGACAGCATTAGGATCTTGATTCATGCGGTCAAATGCAGGTGGCAACTCACCTTTGCGGCGTAGTTCACAGCGATACCAAGCAGGATAGTGGCGCTTGTCTGGGCCGAACCGTTCTTCGCCATACTTCTCTTGAAGTGCGGCGAAGATCTGTTCATTAGTTGCGCCATCAAGAATCATGTCACGGCATAGACTGGAGATGGTAACGCGCTTCTCTTTCGGTTTCTTGGCAGGTTTAGGCTTCTTAGCAGCCTTTGGCTTGGTCTGCTCATTGAGGTTCTCAAGATGCATCTCAGCCATGGCCACCTGGCAGGCGATACGCCCATCTTCCATCTTCTCAATGAACAGGTCATAGTCACGTGAATTGATACCCATCTTCCGCAGCACAGAGGTGGCGGAGTCACGACGGGTGTAGATCTTTACAACATCAGATTGTTTGGTCTTCATGTCAGGTCTCCTTATGCAAATAAGTTATAAACATGACGGACAAGATAACCTTGCGAGCCGTTCATAGCTTTCAGAAGGAGCAGGCCGTTTGGCAGCTTTAACTCGTAACCATTACCATCTTCAGTCTTAGTGATGTTAAGTCCTTGACGCTTGAAATCGCGTCGAACTTGTTGCATCATTGGTTTGGTCCATACGTGGGACACAGTCTCGGTGGCGAATTTATTCATATCAATACCCTCAACAAGGTTGGTTTGTGATCGTAGGGTAATAATACACCAAGCCCAAGACCTTGTAAATACCTATTTTCAACTTTTTTTGATATTTTTAAGGGCTGAAAACAAGGCATTCTGACCACGACGCTTCATCTTCAGGGCAGCCAAGACCACTTCATCGATCGTACCCTCGGCAATCAGATGGTGAATGAATACTCGCTTGGCGTTATTGCCCTGGCGGAGGACGCGACGATTGAACTGGTCGTACAGCTCGAAATCCCAAGTCAGTGAGTGCCATGCCACATGATGGCCGCATTCCTGGAGATTCAGACCATGGCCCATAGACTGCGGATGGCCAAACAAGATTGGTAACTCACCGCGATTCCAGGCTTGTTCTAGTTCAGTAGATCGTTTAACCGATACTCCGCCGCCGATGTATGGAACGTCTTTGCCAAAGCGCTTCTTGATACGTTCAAGGTCATGTTGGAAGTCGTAGGCTACAAGTAACGGAGATCCTTGGAGTTCCTCAACTAACTCCTCAAGTGCGTCGAGTTTGGCCTCATGTAAGTCTACCCATTCCTTTTTGCTGCTTGGTAGTTTTACTAAAGCCTGAACTTCTGGATCAAGATAGATACCACCATTTGCCACCTGACGGCACTTCATGCTGGCAGTTGCTGCAGTCTTTGCTGTCACAATACCTTCGTCGATCTTGGCAACTAAGTCGTCTTCGATCTCAGTGTAGATCCTCATGACCTTATCAGGCAATTGGATCTTGATATTGTTCTCCACCACCTTAGGCATGTCAAGCAGATCATCGCCCATACGCAATGCTAGTGGCCGCAATCGTTCATAGATTGCCTCATCTGCGCCATCTTTTAGTGACCAACTAAAACCGTCATATCCTTGATCAAAGTACGTCATACGATAATGGGTGATGTACTGACCTAACGTTCTACCCTGGTCGAGGATATAACATTGTCCGAACAAATCCATAAGCCCATTAGAAGCAGGTGAACCTGTCAAACCCCAACGACGGGCAAAGGTACCAAGCACCAATTTCATAGCTTTGAAACGGTTAGTATTGGTGTGCTTGAATTTACTAAGTTCGTCAATGACAAGCGTATCAAAGCCTAACGACTTCCACCGTCGCAGATCTACACTGACTTTGGTCTTGTTGCTCGGTGTTTTAGTCTTCTGCACTTGGAGCAACCAGTCAAGACCTTCAGGGTTGATGACATAAATATCAGCATCTTCCTTCAACAACTCGTCTTTATGAGGCCCGTGCAACACTACCACCTTAAGGCGGCGAAAATCACGCCATTTACTGATCTCATTTGGCCATACTGAATGGCAAACACGTAAAGGCGCAATCAATAATACTTTATTGAGTACTTTCTGCCGTTTGAGCATTTTAATAGCTGCAAGTGTAATAGATGTCTTACCCAGACCTGGATCTAAGAACAGCGCAGCGGCGGCGTGCTCTAGCAAGAACTTTACGGCTGTTTTTTGGTAATCGTGTGGCTCCCACGGCGTCGATGACCGCCTGAAAAGCGTCAATTGAGTTGTCATGTACTTGGACCTCATATCCTAACCCACGAAGTTGTTCGTGGATCTGTAGTTGCTTGGCACGCGGTTCTTCGCCAGGCCGTTTAAATTCAATTAAAAGAGGACGACCTCCAGGCAGCCAGAAAATACGGTCTGGATACCCGGTGTCACCTAAAATTTTGAGTTTCGAACCTTCGATCCCAAGGTATTGCCAAACAAGATCGCAAGCTCGCTGCTCAATATCGTTCTCTAAGGTAGGTTGTGTCTGTCGCGACATGGTGCGCATACGCCATTAACAAGCCTACCTGACCACTCGCCACAGATGTCACAATCTCCAGGGCGACCTACTGGCATCTGGGCCGCCTTATCCTTAACACGTTGAAGACTTTGCTCTGTAAACTTATCTGCGGCTTCTTGCGCGCGATCGATTTCGTCTGCCATTTCAGCCTCGCAACAATTGAATCGCGTGATTAGCTTGAGTTTTCGCGTCATCAAGCGCATTATGGTAAGTACCTTCGCGCTTTAACTTCGGGCCTTTAATCAGGTTCTTCAAAGTGCGATAACAACGATTATTCCATGGCACCCATGGCACTGGTTGATCTACGGCAGCATAACAACATGAGAGAATAGCGTTATCGAAATCAGCGCCGTTGCCCCAAATACGAACCTGCTTGATACCGAATCCTTCAAGATATGTAGTGAGCTTAGTCATAGCTTCTTCAAGCATAAACCCACCTTTATCTGCATGGGCCAATACTTCGCGAGCTTGTTCAGATTGCTTTCCCCACCAATCGATAGTATCTTGGTTGGTGTGCAGACCTTTTGCAATACAACTTTGCGTATTGACGACGCAGTAAAACTCCTCGCCCAATTGACTACTTGCTGGGTCAAATGCAACTGCTCCAATAGAGAGGATTACGCAACCAGGAGTTGTTCCCAAAGTTTCAAGATCAATCATCACATCTTTCATAATTTCTTCCTTCTGATAAGTTCAAGTAAAATGACTAGTACTAGACAGGTGAACATTGCCATAATGTCCATAATAACCTCCTAGTATTTACACTGACCTCCGCCATTAGATGCATTCGATTTACGAAAGAAGCACCAATGGCAGAGATTATTAGGACGCGGCGCAAATGTCTTGTCGTTCAACATCGGACGCACACGCTTAGACCATAATTCTTTAAGGCGCGGAATATCATCGCGGGTGAAGATCAATTCGTCTTTGCTACCAGGCTCTGGGTAGGTTACACCGTAATCCAAATAGATAAGACGTGGTTTTACAACCTCAATGTGATCATGGAGTAGTAATGTAGCCAATGCGTACAACTCAAGCTGTTCGACATATTCTTCATTTTTCTCAGGGCGGAATTTACCAGTCTTCCAGTCATTGATGACCATGGTAACATCATCTTCGTGCTCAGCGCAATCAAGTTTAACGCGTACCCAACATCCAACCCAGTCGTTCCAAGTTGTCTCATCCCAGTCCTTAGTGAAGGCCCAAGTATCTTCAACTACCATACCATTGATAGCCTTCTTATATTGACGCTTCAATCGGCGAAAGAGTTTAGCGAATTGTTTTGCCTCGCCCGGTAACTTATCAAGTTTGCCTTTGATGTAAGCTTCACATGCGTCATGTACATCGGCACCGCGTTGCATGGCATCATTAGGTGGTTCTTTGATTTTATCAATGAATTGTAGTTTTGCCTTTAACGGACATAACTGATAAACGTTATATCGGCTAAATGACCATGAAGTAATTTGAGTTGCTGGTATTCTAGACACGGATTTCTCCTTTGACATCGTAGGGCTTTAATTCATCCCAGTTGGTTGACGAGGTATCACCCTCAGATAAAATTGGCACGTCAAACTCAACAGATTCCATAGTCTGACGTAGTACTTCCATCGCTTTCTTAACATCGCGTTTAGGTACTGACGCAGTAATTTGGTCATGTACGTTAAGAATGATTTTCCAATTGTCCTGTTTTGCTGCATGAAATCGAATAATCGCTTCCTTTGTACAGTCAGCAGCAGAGCCTTGAATAAGGACATTAACTAACTTATAATCGAAATGGCGCAGTCTACCGGCGACAAGTTTAGGTTCTTCGCAGTAATATTCGCGACCGCCCCATGTTCTGATAGGCAGCTTATTGGCTGCGCGCATCTTCATATCTTTATACATCTCTTTAAGACCAGGATAAAGATGCAAAATTGCTTTTTTCAATTCACTCGATTCTTCGACAGACATCTCATTGCGTTCAGCCAGTTTACCAACACCCATGCCATAAATCAAACCAAGATTAGTATTCTTGACAGGTTTACGGTCATAGTGTTTGCCCATCTTCTCAAGTTCTTCTTTAGCGTAGTCATGAAAATCAATCCAGGGATTTTCTACGTACTTTGCCATAAGGTCACCACCATCGAAGTGCGCAAGAATACGCGGCTCTTGTTGACTGTAGTCTCGGTCAATTAGAACCTCACCGTCAAATGGCGTAACATAACTTCGGACTTTAGGAAGTGGCGGAAGATCTTTGAATGGTGATGGTGGTAAGTTATGACGAACTTTGCGATCTGCAGTGTCGTGCTTAAAGATTGGTTTGAATTCGTTTGGTATATTCTGGAAGTTGGGGGTGGACGACAAGCGACCAGTACGTGTTCCAGCATTATCAGCACCTTTAGGAGCACGAACCTGGTTCCAATGGGTGAAAATTAAACCATCAGATTGTTCTGCCGTATGCAACCATGGTGACATGAATGTATTGAGACATGTATTCAACTGAGTGCGATACTTCAACACAGCAAGAAGTTGCTTATCATTGACAGCAACAAGTAGAGCATCTTTATTAGTTTGGTATTTACCCGTCGCTGTTAATGGCGCCTTATCTTCATCAACAAGACCTGCATCAAGCATGGCATTAAATAGCTGCTGCCCAGAGTTGAAGTTAATGTTGGCATCGCATTGAAGTTTTTCAATGAGCCATTCGTCAATGCGCTTGCGCCATGTATCATACATCTCAACATCATGGCGAAGTCGTTCTAAATCAACAGGAACTCCTTGGCGCTCCATCTCAAGAAGGATAGGCATAAGGCGACGCTCACGATTGTATGGTTCAAGCATACCGCGGTCTGCAGTCTTCCTCCATAAAAGATTGAACAATGCTTCAGTACGATCAACGTCGCCATCAGCGTATTTGCCAGTGAGTTTCCCAGGGGCGAAGCAGAGGTAGCGACCGAAGTAATGATCACTGCTTTTTGATTTGCTGATCTTCACTCCAGGCACAGGTTGGTTCGCAATGAGCCATTCAGCAATCGCGTCTTGTTCTTCTGCCGGCCAATCAAGTAAACGCGCTGCCGCTTCTTTCAAACCAAGTTCACGTTGATGAGGATCATCAAGAAAGAGTAGGAACATGGTATCATGAATCTTATCCCACTCAGGAAGAGCGAGGTCAAACCATTCTTCGGCGACGTCAACATCGAACTTCCCATTTTGAAAGAGGACGCCATCTTTACACTGATAAGCTTCTTCTAATGCTTTCGCGGCATCTGACCAACAACAGTTGTTTTCAGTTGGATGGCCAAATGCGTAATACTTGGCTTTGCGCCCAGGTTTCTTAATAGAGACACCAACAGGAATTGGCGGGTACTTAGGACGACCTTCAATGCCGAAGGTTTCAAAGTCAATTGTAATAGGTTTTGGCTGGCGCATTACTCTGCTCCCAGTTCTTTCCGCTCGCGGTCAGCACGCACCTTATTGAGACGGCTGTGAATTCGTTTAATAAACTGCTTGCGTTTACGTCCGGCGAGTTCTTCATCAAGCAATTGCTGGCAAAGATCTTCGTCGGCGCCGCGAAGTTTATCATTAAGGGCAATCCAGGTTTGTAGTGCTGGGTTCTCAATTTCTTTCTTCATAGACAACCCGGCAGCTTACGCTGCCGAGCCCTTGGTTACGCTGTTAATATTTACGAGAACGTCGAGCAGTACCACGACCTGCAGGCTTCTTAGCCGCGCGGCTGCGACGTGGTTGTTCCTGCTCTTCGTCACCACGTTGGTATGGGAAATCGATAGTGGCCATGACCTCTTCACGACGCTCCATGATTACACCCATCAACTCATCAGGCACCTTGTCGATAACCTCAAAGGTGACCTTAAATTGAGTCTTAGCATCAGGCACCACTGCTACGCGGGCAATAACACCAAATGGAGGACGTTTAAGAGCACCTGCAACTTGGCGAACAAAATTGGCGTAGCCCTTGACTGACGTCACTGGCAACTTCATGAAGCCGACGGTTGTAGTTGCGTAATGGTCTTCCTCGTCAAACAGTTCGAAGTCACCATTGCGGTTGAACTGCCCTGCTGGAACCATTGCCAGACGGCGAGTATTACGACAAGCCTTACCACGACCTGTTTCAGCTGACCCCCACTCATTGTGCTCGCAGTTTTTACAACCCTCGAGGGACTGTGCTTGGCCTGCATCCTTAACAATGATATGTGGCTCAAGATCACCTTCTTCACGCGCAAAGGCGAAGCAGGTAGGACCTTGCGGTGTGTCAGGATCATAACGACCCTCGTAGAAGACATTCTCGAAGATAGTATCGAGAATGATAACTGCCATCTCGTTATTTGGTAGTGGTGCATCCTGCCAAGACAGCTGACCACCACGCGTAGAGAAGAACTGGCCACCGCCAGCTGATGCTTCCATACCGGCAGCAATCTCAGCTTGTTTAGCGAGCTCCTCATCCCATTTAGCGAGAGCAGTTGATTGTGAACGTTTTGTACGTGCCATAGTTTTAATCTCCAGAGATTAGTTACAAGTTACTTAGTTAATGGTGTGGGATTTACTGCGACCACCCGCAGTTCACTCCTTGCCTTTGTCGTATGTACGACGCCCATCGCACCAATACGCAGGGCTATGCTGGCAGTGACTGACGTGAATCTTTACACTTTATTAAGTGAAACTGTTACAACGTTAAACTTCTCAACGCCAGGAACTTCTTTACCTTCTTCCCATAACTCACGAATGGCTGGCGCAGATGGGCGAAGTTTATAAGCCAGGTCAAACCGCTTACTGCGGTTCAAGAACTTACGGAATGCTTCTTGGTCTTTGATCTGTGGTTCTTCTTTCACCACTACGGTAACCCGAGCTACTGCACCAGCGACACCTGATGCTTCAGACTTAGGAAGGGTGTCAATGATGTGTTGCTTCAATGCGCGTTCTTCTGCAGCAACTTCATCTACTGCTTTCTGCATGCCCAAACGCTTTTGACGCAGTTCATACAGTTTATCTGCGCATGCGCCCATTTTACGTGGGAAACGGTATTTCTTTTCTTTA